AAAATGGTGAAATAGACCCAAAAACAGGCTTAGAAAATGCTAAGGGTGGAGTTAACACAGTTGCAGATTTGATGAGTGTAGTAAATACAGATCCAGATACACCTACGCCTTCACAAGGCTTTTTTAAGGATTTTTTTAAGGATTTACTAGGAAAACCACTTGATAGCACTTTGGATAAGGTTGCTAAAAAAGGGGTACTCTCTGATGCAGAATACTATGGCACAGATATAACCCCTACTACCCCTACACCTGCTTTAGGGACTCCAACTGCAAATGTAAAAGATTTAGGTACAACTGTTACAACAGATAAGGGATCATTTAGAAGATTTAGTGCTGATGAAACTAAAAAAGCACAAAAAGCAGGTGTAGTTGGTTCTTTTAACAAAATGCCTAGTCGCCCAAGTAGCGAAGGCGATGATAGTAATGATGGAGGTGGCCTCGGAATTAGTAAGCCTGACACTAGCGCAGGAAACTACGGCGATGATTTTGGACCCGGCGGTGATTCTGGGGGCGGCTATGCTAACGATACAGGTAGCTATGGCGGCACAGTAGACGAAAGTAATTATGGAGGTTATACAGGTTCTCCCACAGGTAGAAATACAGGAGGTTTAATAGCCAAACCTGCAAATAAGAAACAAAACAAGAAACGAACAACCCAGCGAAGAAAAGGCTTAGGCACTAGGCCATAACTATAAAAAGGAAAACTAATGCCACCAGAAATGACAGTAATGGAGAAACCTAAAGTAGCAGGTTTTGTTGACACTACATATCGCAACGCTAACGCACGGCGTATTGCAGAAGAAGAAGCTGAGATTGCTAAACTTGATAGCTCACAAGAGGAAGAAACAAATGAGCAGCAAGAGGCGCAACAAGAAAGTGTTGCAAAAGAGCAACAGGTTGAAGCTAAGGAGCCTGACACAGGGGAAGAACGCACATACAAGAAACGTTATGATGACATTCGCAAACTTCAAAGCAAGACTGCAGCAGAACTAAAGGCTATAAAGGCTCAATTAGAGAATGCCAAAGAGCAGGGCGTTTTGAGACCTCCAAAAAGCGATGAAGATATTGAAGCTTGGGCTAACAAGTACCCTGACGTTGCTGCTATTGTTGAAACTATTGCTGAGAAGAAAGCACAAGAAAAGTTTAGCTTTGCAGAGGATAGGTTACGTCAGCTTGATGAAATGACAGCAGAAGCAGATCGTAGTAAATCTATGGATGCTATTCGTGAATCACACAATGACTTTGATGAACTAAAGGAGAGTGATGAGTTTCACGATTGGGCAGGGGAACAGCCTAAGTGGGTACAGGATGCTTTGTATGAGAATCAAGACGATCCACGCTCTGTAGTAAGGGTGATTGATCTGTATAAGGTAGATAAGGGCTTAGACACTAAGTCTCGTAAGAAGTCATCTAAAGATGCTGCATCTGCAGTTGTAACCAAGCGTTCAACCAAGCCTTCACAGGCTGAGACTGATGTATCTTTTACTGAGTCCATGATTAGCAAGATGTCTATAAAGGAATTTGAAAAGAACCAAGAGGCTATTATGGAAGCACAACGATCAGGTAAGTTTATTTATGATCTTTCTGGTGCTGCAAGGTAAATAAAAACTTGACAACAAAATATTACTAAGTATAACTATACACGTAAGACACTAAAAGGAGAGAGAAGCCCTACTTTAGGTAGCCACCTTTTCTCTCCAATACTACTAAGCAACAACATATTAGTTAAGACCTACCTGAATTTACAGGCCCGTTATTGTAACGCTACCCTTCAAAATGCAGCCTCTTCAACTTGTGTTAAGCTTACTTAAACCTAAGCCAAACATTCAATGGAGGATTCATTATGGCTTTTACAACCGCAACAGGTTATGGGAATTTACCAAACGGTAATTTTAGCCCCGTAATCTATTCTAAAAAAGTACAGCTTGCTTTCCGCAAGAGTACTGTCGTAGGCGATGTCACAAATTCAGACTACTTTGGCGAAATTGCTGCCCAAGGTGACACCGTTAAAATCATCAAAGAACCAGAAATTTCTGTGTCGGAGTATGCACGTGGCACAAATGTCACAGCTCAAGATTTACAGGATGACGATTTTAATTTGGTCATTGACAAAGCGAATTACTTTGCTTTTAAGATGGACGATATTGAAGAGGCTCACAGCCACGTCAATTTTATGGACCTTGCAACTAGCCGTGCTGCCTATCGCTTGGCAGACAACCATGACCAAGAAGTTCTTGCGTACATGTCAGGCTACAAGCAGTCCTCTTTGCACAGCAAAGGTGACACCCTTAACACAACTGTTAATGGTACTAAAGCTGTAAGCTCTGCAGGTTCAAATGAGTTGCTTTCTTCTATGCAGCTTCACAAAGGTGACTTTGGTAACATCACTACAGCGTCTGCTGGCACTCACTCAATTCCTGTGACTGCACGTATGCCGGGAGCGACTTCGTTGCCAACTGCTACCGTTTCACCTGCAATGATAGTTGCACGTATGAAGCGTTTGCTTGACCAACAGCAAGTTGACTCACAAGGTCGCTGGCTTATTGTTGATCCAGTATTTATGGAAATCCTTGCTGATGAAGATTCACGCTTCATGAACGCTGATTTTGGTGAATCAGGTGGTCTGCGTAATGGTCTTGCTGTAAGCAACTTCCACGGCTTCCGTGTTTATTCCTCGTCTAACTTGCCAGCACTAGGCACTGGACCCGGAACATCAGGCACTGCAAACCAACTCACCAACCTTGGTGTTATTGTTGCAGGACATGATTCTGCTGTAGCAACTGCAGAGCAAATCAACAAAACCGAAACATATCGTGACCCTGATAGCTTTGCTGACATTGTTCGTGGTATGCATCTATACGGTCGTAAGATTCTTCGTCCTGAAGCAATCGTTACCGCCCGTTATAACGCAGCGTAAAGGAGATATAAACTATGGCTACGTTTGATATGACCGTTGCTTCTACCGCTGGCGTAGGGGCTAACGTACTTGCTGTTCCAACTGTTGTTGGTAATGCAGTACGTACACTTGAGGCAATACTAGACATTGACGCTATGATTGCTGCAGATGCTACCATTGCTAATGGTGACATTTTTCAACTCCTTGAGATTCCTGCAGAGACAGTAGTTATTGCTGCCGGTGCAGAAATCATGAAGTCTTTTACTGCAAGTTGTACTTGTAATATTGACTTTGGTGGTGGAGATGATATTATTGATGGTGCTGCACTTGATGCTGCTGCCGGTACATACCTTGCAAAAGGTAGTAACGGTGAAGCTAACGTAGTAAGTACAGGTTCAGCTTCAACATTTGCTGCTGAATCACTTGCTTGCGTAGGTGCTGCAGATACCATTGATGTAACTATTGCTGGTGCGGCTGCTGCTACTGGACGCTTGCGTGTCTATGCAGTAATTGCAGATGTTTCGGCTGCTCACACGGAGGCTGCAGCAGCACAACGTGACCTTCTGTAATAAACCTACATACTTTGGGGCTGGCTATATGCTGGCCCCATTAGTGTATCAAACTTATGCAACAAAAAACTCTTGGGGCATAAAAAATTTATTAAGGAAACATAATGGCTCTTACTTTTCTTTCATTAACTAATAGTGTTATTACACGCATGAATGAAGTAGAGCTTACTTCTAGTAACTTTTCTAGTGCTAGAGGTGTCCAGATACAATGTAAGAATGCCGTTAATGAATCAATACGATACATCAACCAACGTGAGTTTGGATATTCTTTTAATCACGCTATTAATTCTTCTACCTTAGTAGCAGGACAAACTAGATACACGGCTCCTACAAGCACAAAGTCTATTGATTATAGTACAGCTAGAATTAAAAAAAGCACTGACCTTAATGTGACAGGTAATAGCCTATCAATATTGAACTATAATGAATATATTGAAAAAGACTATGCCAATAATGAAGATGATGTTTTTGCTACAACGCTAAACGGATCACATTCTAGTAGCGTAACTACGTTAACCCTTACCACTACTACAGGGATAGATGCTACAGGTACAGTACACATAGGTAGTGAGCAAGTTACTTATACTGGTGTATCAGGTAATGACATTACTGGCTGCACACGTGGGGCTAATAACACTACTGCTGCCACACATGCAGATGGTGTCGCTGTCACACAGTTTGAAGATGGCGGTGTACCTAGAAGCATTGTAAGAACCCCTGACAACAACTATCTATTGCATCCCTACCCAGATAAAGCTTACACGCTTGCTTTTGATTTTTATACTTTTCCTGCAGACTTATCTGCACATGGAGATACAACAAGTGTACCTGATAGGTTTGGGCCTGTGATAATAGATGGTGCTACAGCTTATGTGTATCAGTATCGTGGTGAGTTAAATCAATACCAAATAAACTTTAGTAGGTTTGAACAAGGTATTAAAAACATGCAGAGCTTGTTAATTAATAAGTTTGACTATATTAGATCAACTGTAATTAATAGGCCACGTGGTTCTGTTAACTTTATGTCAGGTGTTAGTTAATGCCAGATATTTCGCAAACACAACCAGTAGCATTTAATTGTGAGGGTGGTTTAGTTTTAAATCGTTCTAGCTTTTTAATGGACCCCGGACAAGCAATAGAGTTAGAAAACTTTGAACCTGATATTGAAGGCGGGTATAGAAGAATAAACGGATATACTAAATCTATTAATCAAGTAGTTCCTATTACAAATACTAGTGCAGAAGAACCTTTAATGGTAGCTTCTTTTAATAATAAAACATTAGCAGCTAGAGGTGAAAAGATATTTTCATCTTCATCTACACAAGTGGCTATTCGTATTGCATCTAGTACAGCTATGACAGGTTCTGGTTCTATAACTGTAGACTCTACTACAGGTTTTGCTTCTAGTGGTACACTTCAAATTGACGATGAAAAGTTTACATACACAGGAGTTACTTCAAACTCTTTTACTGGTGTAACTAGGGCTACCTCAAGCACTACTGCTGCAGATCATATTACAGATAGTTTTGTATCAATAGATTGGACAGAAATAGATACGGGTAGAACAAATGCTAAAAAGTACCATTTTGAAAGATTTAATTTTGATGGTAATGAAAAAATTATTTTTGTAGATCAAGTCAATGCTCCCGTAGTTTTTAATACTTCTTTGTCTGCCACAGATGTTACCGATAGTAGTGTAGCAGGTGCAACTGTTGTAGCAGCATATAGAAACCATATGTTTTATGCCGGTAAATCTACTACACCACAAGAAGTAGTATTTAGTGAGCCTCTTAATGAAGATGGGTTTAACTCTGGTAACGGTGCAGGTAGCATTAAGGTAGACGATACTATTGTTTCCTTAAAAGTTTTTCGTAATAGTCTATTTATATTTTGTGAAAACAGAATATTTAAACTAACAGGTTCATCTAGTGCTGACTTTGTTGTAGAACCAGTAACAAGAAATATTGGATGTATTAATAGCTTTACTGTACAGGAATTTGCAGGAGATTTAATTTTTCTTGGGCCAGATGGCTTACGTACTATTGCGGGTACAGAACGTATTGGGGATACAGAGCTAGGCACAATAAGTAAAAACGTACAATCTATATTTGATAAAAACATTAAAGACTCAGTAGAATTTGATAGCATAGTTATACCTGACAAAACCCAATATAGAATATTTTTTAATAAATCAGGACAGGCTGCAAGTCTTTCTAGGGGAGTAACTTGTGTTTTAAAAAAAGATGGCTTTGAGTTTTCTGAATTAAAAGGATTTAAAACTACTTGTACGGATTCTTTTGTAGAGAAGGGCGATGTTATTGCCTTGCATGGAGACATAGATGGATTTATACATAGACAAGAAGTAGGAAGTACTTTTGATGGTACAACTATAAAAGGTAAATATAGAGGTCCAGACATGGTGTTTGGAGATTCTGGTATACGTAAGCATATGCAAAAGGTTATTATTAACTATAGACCTGAAGGAGGTGTTGACGCTGATTTAATTGTACGTTATGATAATGAAGATAAAAACTCAGCTAGGCCAGCGGTATATCCTTTTTCTACAGATAACTTAGCCGCATCTTATGGAACGGCAGTCTATAGTACAACCTCTAGTGCTATTCAATTTACTTATGGTTCAGGAAGAGACCCTTTAGATAGAAAGTCTGTAGAAGGGTCAGGTTTTTCTGTAATACTTAAAGTGGAAGATGATGGAACAAGCAATCCATATTCCTTAAAAGGGTTTCAGCTAGAATATCAATTAGGAGCAAGACGTTAAATGGGTGCTACATACACAAGACAATCAACATACGCAGAGGGCGATACCATTACGGCGGCTCACACTAATGATGAATTTGATCAGCTATTAGCTGCGTTTGCCGCAAGCACAGGACACACACATGATGGTACTGCAGGTGAAGGCGGTCCTATTACTAAACTGCTTGGTACTTCTATTACTATAGGTAATGCTACTTCAGGTACAGACATTACAGTAACCTTTGATGGTGAAAGTAATGACGGTGTACTAAAGTGGATGGAGGATGAGGATTACTTTGAGTTTTCTGATGATCTACTTATTGCGTCAACAGAGAAGATTCAGTTTCGTGATACTGGCCTCTATATTAATTCTAGTGCTGACGGCCAGCTTGACATTGTAGCAGACACAGAAGTACAAATTGCTGCTACTACTATTGATATAAATGGTGCAGTAGATGTGTCAGGTAATCTTACTGTAGGCGGTAACTTAGATGTTACAGGTACGTTTGACCTTAGTGACTCTAACTTTACTAATGCAGGTGACATTCAACTAGATAGTATATCTGGTGATGGTGATACAAACACAAGTATAACATTTAGTGGCTCAGATGTAATCACTGTTGCTACTGGTGGGTCTACTGCTTTTACTGTAAATGCTTCTCAACTAATTACTGCTAGTGCTGGTATTACTTCTACTGCTGCTGCAAATACTTTAGGTGCTACAAGTTTTAATGATGCTAACATTACTAACGTAGGTAGTATTGCCCTTGATACTATTACGAATGATGGTACAGATATTACACTAGATTCTTCTGGTGACATTATACTTGACGCAGATGGTGGTGATGTATTTGTAAAAGATGCAGGAACAACCTATGGCTCACTTACTAATAGCTCTGGTAACTTAGTTATTAAGTCAGGCACAACTACAGCCTTAACATTTAGTGGTGCTAATGCTACACTAGCAGGTGATCTTACCATTGGCGGTGATGACCTTACAATGGCTACTAATACTTCTGGTGCTTTACTTATTGCTGATGGTACAAACTTTAATCCTACTGTAGTAGGTGACTTATCAGAAATTAGTACAGTAGCGAACGATGATGTATTTATAGCTGTTGATACTTCTGGTGGTGGACTTAAAAAGATTGCACGTAGTGCTATTGTATCTGGACTTGCTGCAGGTACGATGAGTGAAGTTGTTGATGATACTTCGCCACAACTAGGTGGAAACCTAGATATGAATGGTGCTGACATTGTTACAACTTCTAATGCAACTCTTGACTTAGCTCCGAATGGAACAGGTACAGTTGTTGTAAGGGGTAACACTAATTCAGGTGCCGTTGTATTTAACTGTGAAAGTAACAGCCACGGTCAAAAGGTATATGGTCAACCACACTCAGCAGGTGTTACAAACACTTTAATGTTACCTGCAGGTGCTAACTCAACTCTTGTGTCACTTGTGTCAACAGATACACTAACTAACAAAACACTTACATCTCCTGTAATTAACACAGGTACATTTGGTACATCTATTCTTCCTGTAAGTGCAGACGGAACAACACTAGGTTCTGCTTCTAAAGAATTTTCAGACTTATTTCTTGCAGACTCTGGTACAATTCAATTTGGTAATGATCAAGACACAATATTAACTCACACAGATGGCACAGGATTAACTTTAAATTCAACAAATAAATTATGCTTTAATGACGCTTCGCAATTTATTCAAGGTGCAAGTGCAACAGTATTAGATATAGCTGCTACAGATGAGATAGAATTAACTGCCACACTTATTGATGTTGTTGGAAATTTAGCAGTTTCTGGTACAACAACTATTTCTGGAAACTTAGTATTTGGTTCTGCTACGGTTACAGAAGCACAATTAGAAATTTTAGACGGTGCAACAGTCACTACAACAGAACTAAATATAATAGATGGTGGTACTTCTGCTACATCAACTACAGTGGCAGATGCAGACCGTGTTGTTATGAATGATAATGGCACTATGGTTCAAGTAGCTGTAACAGACCTTGCTGCATACTTTGACGATGAAATAACTGCAATGCCTAACCTTGTAACTACAGGAGCATTAAATTCAGGTAGTATAACATCTGGGTT